AGAAACAGATGAAGCCTAAGGATGTTGTGAAGTTAGAGGATATTGACGAGGAGTTGTTTAACGATGTTTCCCACTACTCAAAAGAAATAAATTGGATTAAGAGACAAATCAAAAGGCACTACAAGGGTTATTTCTTTTTTAATAACGGCACTCCAACATATATGCCTGGGTGTCAGTACACATACTTAAACTATTGGCCAATTGGTAATGGAAGGAATACAAAGGGTTTAGCGGAATATAGAGACAGAGATAGGAAATGGTTTTTGACTGTTATGTATGCGTACACAACGCAAGAGGCTTTCTATAAGTTTAAGGTTGTTTACCTTGAAAAGAAAAAGAGTTATGTTCGTTACTTCAATATGCAAAAAAGTGTGGATGAGTTTAAAGAAAAGCATCCTGATTGTTATGTAGAAAAAGGAGAGTACACGATAGATACAGGCGAGAGAACAACTTACGGAGTAATCTACCCAAAACACCGAAGAGAGGGGGCAACCTCTCGTGCAGGTTTTATGAATTGGTATGTAACAGCAACCTTAGGTATACAAAGGTTTGGTGGTATACAGAGTATGTCCGACTACCACTCCACGCAAGTGTTTGTGGATCACATTGCAAAGCGTCTCCGTAGGATGCCCTTCTTCTTTAAATTAATGACCGAAGGATCTTCTGTTCCAAAGGAGGCAATACAATTTACTGCTCCTGCAAACAGAACAGCAGGTGGTGTTGGTACTACTTCTCTTCCTCCACACGAGGGTTGGATAAACCACCGACCATCTGGAGAGAGAGCTTATGACATGGAGAAACTTCACTTTATTCACCACGATGAGGTTGGTAAGATTGACCCAAAGCAGGTATTAACATTAATGTTGTTGATAGATGGAGAGTTGTTATGAAGTGTCTCGCACAGGGACCATACATTCATGGCATCGGTCTCCTCACCTCGACATTAGGTGAGATGGAAAAGGGTGGTGGTGAGCAGATGAAAAAACTTATTCTAGGCTCTCGCTTCAACGAGAGAAACGACAACGGGCAGACAATGACTGGACTTCTCACTTTATTTTTTCCTGCCCATGATGGCTTGGATGGATTTATTGATGAGTTTGGAAACTCCATCATTGAAGATCCAGAAAAACCGACAAAGAATGTTGACGGAAAGTTTGTGTCAATGGGTGCAAAAACATACCTCCAAAACAAGAGGAGAGCATTCGAAATGAACGGAGACCAAACGGGACTCATTGAGGAGATGCAAAACTTCCCGATGAATTTGAAGGAGTGTTTCATGTCGGCATCTAAAGACTCTTCTTTCCCTGTACTCAAGATAAGAAAAAGAATTACAGAGTTGACGTTTGAAAAACATAAGACTCGTAGATATAACTTCGAGTGGGAAAACGGAAGATGCTCAAAAGTAAAACTTGTTGAAGACGATGAGGGCAAGTTTAATATTTCATATCTTCCTCCATCGGGTGCTAGAAATATAAAAGAGTGGGACTCTGACTTAGAGTCTTGGAAACCAGGTTGGACTGTTATGAACAAGTTTGTGATGGGGGCTGACCCTGCCAAATACGAGTCCCATGAGGTAAGTGGCAAGAAAAAGTCTTACAACGCAGGTGCAATGTATTACAAGAAAGATGACCACCTTGACGGAGATACAGGTTTGCTTATTAAGCCAAGAGGGATGTGGGCATCTGATAAGTTTGTCCTCACTTATAAACAAAGGGATGTTGGAAGAGAGGAGTATTGCGATGACATGGCAAAGTCTTGTATGTTCTTTGGTGCTATGTTATATCCTGAGATGAATATCACCTTCCTTTACGAAAAGTTTTTAGAGTGGGGATTAAAAGGATATCTCTTATACGACATGGATGAGAACGGTTTCAGAAAACCACTTCCAGGAAGAATTACCACAGATGGCTCAAGCAATTCGGCAAAGCAAGACATCTTTGATAGTTGGGAACATTACCTCAAAAACGGGGTAGAGGGAGAGAATCATATAGAGATTTTAGAGGAATGTGCGAACATTGACGGTAAGCAAGAAATGACAAAATACGATTTATTTGCTGCTGGAGGCTACGCACTTTTGGGAAGTAAGTCAGTTTACCCTAAATTTGTAGAATTAAATGAGCAGTCTATGAATATAGATTCAAAACTTTTTGATACATTTGATTATTATTAAAGTATGAGCGAATATACAATCTTGTGGCCAAAGGATGATATTGATCCTAAAAAGAAAGACAACAACTGGTTGTCTCAAATAGGCCGTGCTATTTTTTATCGTTACGAAAATAACAAAACTTATTTTGGCCGACAAGATATTGCTCGTTTATTTGAGATAAGAAACTACTCTGAGGGCAGACAAAACCAACAGAAGTATATTGATATGTGGATTCAGCGAGGGGAAGAAAAGACAAGTTTGTCAAGCCCTAACGCACAAGCTCAACGTATTCGTAGAAAGGGATACGCAAACATGAACTTTGAGATTTTCTCAATAGCACCTGAGTTAAAGAGAGTTATTCACTCTGTAATAGGTACTGATAATCAGCGTGTTCAAGTTGATTGTATTAACCCAGAGATTAAAAATAAGAAAGCATTAGATAAGGCAACTCTTTACGTTAAGTCAAAGATGGAGCCTTTAATGAAAGATTTAGGAATGCCGCAAGTTGGTGAGGGGGAATTTTTACCTCAGAACCCTGGCGAGTTAGATGTGTTTGAAAGCCTTGGTGGGTTCAAACAGAATTTAGAAATTACCTTAGAGAAGTTAATAGAGTTAGGTTTTACAAATAGTGATTGGGGGAAAATTGAACGTCAGTTAAAAGACGATGCAATTAACTTCAACTTCATGGTTTGTAAAGACTATACAGACGCTCATACGGGCATGGCAAAGGTTAAGTATGTTGACGTAACTAAATTTATTTGTGCGTGGACCGATGACTCTCAGGGAGACAACACTCCATTTGCAGGACACTTTGAAAAATATAGCATTCCTCAGATTAGAGACTTGCTCATCCAAAACGGATGGACCGAGGAGGATACCGAAAGACAAGTTAACAGAATTGCTAAATGGGCATTTGATTTAACTTATTCAAATGATAGATACGGATGGTCTTGGTATTGTCAAAGAGATACTATCACGGATCGTATGCGTTACGATGATTTCTTTGTGGACGTTCTTGAATTCGAATATATTTCGAAGGATACTCAGTTTTACAAAAAGAAAGATCGTGACGGTATTCACACATTCTACTCAGACAAGTTTGGGGAATATGTAAATACTGATAAGAAGAAAACAGTTATTGTTGATGCCCATGTTATTTACGAAGGGTATTTTATTCCTGGAGCAAATATCACCGTGGGTGGTAAGCAGAAGAACATGAAGAGAGTGAGCAAGCAAAAGCCTCAAATCTCTTACCGCTTTGAAAGAGTACCGGGAAAGGCTATCACAGAAACAGCCATACCTATTTACGACTCTCTTCAAATCAATCACCTTAAACTACAGGCAGCCAAACTAGCCGCTGCTCCAAAGGGTATTGCGATTGATATCGGGGCATTAAACATTAACAGCATAGCAGGTTCAATGTACACCCCATTTGACCTTGTTCAAGTATATTCTCACACAGGTAATTTCTTTTACAGATCTTCTTTATTAGGAGGTAAGGTAAACACAAATAAGACCTTTGATGAATTAGAGGGTGGTATAGGTAAACAATTGTCCGAATGGATTTTAGCTTACCAACATGACGTAGAGAAATTACTACAGATTACAGGGATTACCCCAACTATGGCAGGCTCTCCTGCAAAAGGTGATAAGTTAGTTGGCGTAGCTGAATTAGAAGTAGAGGCTACCAACAATGCATTGTGGCCACTACAACAAGCGTTAGAGCGTTTGAAGGTTAAGATGGGTCAGAACATTGCTTTGCGTGCTATGACAACCATGCGTTTTGATAGCGAGGTGAAAGACTACTACGCAGATGTATTCGGCAAAACTTCAATTGACTACTTATTGCCTGCGGCTGACTTTACGCTAGACGAGTTAGGTATATCCCTCAGCAACAAGATATCAGCGACTCAGAAGTTTAAAATTGCAGAAGCCGCTGAGACCGCATTAAAAGTTGGTCGTAACGGAATGCCTGAGATAGAACTCTCTGACTACACCATGATTCTTGAAATGTTGGAGAAGGGGCGTTTAAAAGAAGCAACTTGGTACTTGACATACAAGAGCAGTAAGAAACGTCAGTACAACGATCAGATGGCTGCTCAGAACCAACAAGCACAGGCTCAGTCTCTACAAGAGTTAGAGTTGATGAAGCAGAAAGGTGAGATGGAGTTAATGCAGATGAAGGCTAAGATAGAGGTTGAAAAAGAGGCAGCCCTCTCTAACATTAGAGTTAAAGAAAAACAAATGATTATTGCCGCTGAAACTCAAGGAACAATTGAGGAGATTAAAGCAGAGGCATACTTACAAGAACAGACAGGTGCTGAAATCACAGGTAAGTTCCGTAAACCAAGCGCATAAACACAAAAACAACACATAATGGAAAATCAAGAACAAGCTACGCCTACAAGCATTTTTAGTGCTTTAGGTTTGGAGAACCCGACTCCTACACCGGTGGAAATTTCAGAAGAGCCAACGCCTTCTTTTGAGCCAACGGCAACTCCTGATGGTGGCGAACCTGCTCCAGTAGCAGACACTACTATTAATGATGACACTACCTTCAAGGCGTCTGACTTGAGAGCAATCTTCGGGGACTTTGAGTCTATGGACTCTATCAAGCAAAAGTATTCTGGGTTTGAAGAAAGAGCAAAGAAATACGATGAGTTTGAGCCTTTAATATCTCAGCAGGAGAGTTTAATGAAAGAGTTAGAGTCTCCATTTGCAAACGAAAAACTCGCAGGGCTTAATTCATTTATCAGAAACACAGGAATTAACGACTTAGATGTTGCTAGTAAATTTGTTGGAAAAACATCCGAAGAGATTAAACAAACTCCAATTCAAGTCATGGCACTTGCTCAAGTTATTCAAGAGCCAGACTTGTTAAACAATATGTCTTTTGAAGACCTATGCGAGGCAATTGCAGACGAGAACAGCACTTACGCTGATGTTACTTTTGAAGACGCTCCAAAGGTGATGAAGATGAAAATTGGAAAAAACATTGCTATAGTCGAAGAAAAATTACAAAATATAGGACAGAATAAAGATTTTGTTGCATCTTTGCGTAACCAATATAACGAGTCTAAAGAGACTGTTGCGAAGGCGGTTCAGGAATGGAAGCCTACAATTGAAAAACTGACTGATTTGAAAGAGGTGGAGTATGACCTTGAGGGGTATAAAGTGAAGGCGCAGGTGTCTGCGGAAACCCGAACTCAACTCCAAAAAGAGATTACAAATATCATCGCTTCAAACCCATCTTTACCAGACGATCAAAGTATTGAGCTTATAAACACATATGTTCGGAGCCGAATAGAAAATTTAGAAGCAGCCAATATTTATAAATCTCTTATATCAGCCGCTAAAGGGGAGGCCCTTGAAAAATCGGTTAAAGAGTTT